CCGCATAACGGAACGTTCCATCAGAGCAAGCTGTTGCTCAAATTCAGATTGAAGTTCTTTAAAGTTTTCAAGCTCTCTCTTAAGCTTCATGTCGTCTACAGAGAGACGGAAGAAAGCTTGGTTAGGGGGCAGCAAAGCAATTAGCAGTTTGCTAGCCAAGTTATTCACACCACGAGCACCAAGCCCTTGGTAGGTGGTAGCAATCTTGGTGTATAGATTCTTACCTGTACTTCTGTCGTTATCGGTAATAAGTGTCGGCAAAGTATATTTGCTGCACTCAATAGCCCGATCTAGATAAATCGTCTTTTCAGGTTCTAGTGCCGAATAACGAGCTTGAGCATTAGACATTCAAACCACCCGTAGCGTTTGGTGTTCCCATTCCGACTCCGCCGGAGATAGGAGATTGTATCTCCAAACTAGTACGCAGTGCAGCAGGTGTGCCAACTCTTTGGCGAACACGAGAAGAAACAGGAGAACGAGCTGATTGTTGCTGTTGAATAGCTGCTGTCAGTTTCTGTTCTTGCAGCATTGCAGCAGATGCCATACGTTGCTGAGAGATTTGTTGCTCTGCTGCTTGACGTGCAAGAGTAGCTTGCTCCTGCATCGATTGAGTTTGAGCTTGATATTGACCTAACTGTTCACGAGCAATACCAAGCTGTTCTTGCTGAGCAGTGCGTTGTTGCTCTGTTTGAGTCATCAACAGTTTGCTTTGCTCTGCAGCAGATGTTCTAAGAGCTTCAAGTTGTTGAGCTGCTTGTGCTCGGTTTTGTTCAAGCTGTTGACGACTCAAATTTTGTTGCTCTTGATAAGCCGCTTGAGTTGCTTCAAACTCACGTGACGCTGAGCAAGACCTTCACGAAGAGCAGCCACTTGCCCTTCAACAGCTTGTCTCTGAATTTCAGCTGCCTGTTGAGAAACACGAGCTTGGTTTTCAGCAGCCTTGCGAGCAATATCTGCCTGTTGCCTGGATGCCTCTCCAGTCTTGTAAGCAGTGTAAGCACCTGCAGCGGCACCAACAATGCTAAGGATACTTTTAAGAAGAGACATACTTGGTTTCCTCTTGAAGCTTAAATTGCTCTTTTAAATGCCTTACAACTGAAACTTGTCCAGCAGTAAACCAAATAAGTTTCTCTTCCATACTAAGGTCAGGACACTTATCTGGATAAAGCTCTTCTAAATAAGCAATAATCTCTAGATCAATGTAGGGAATCATATGTTTAAGCCAGTTGGGTTGACTCGTCCTACTGAGGTCCCACCGTAACCACCAATAGAAGGACGTGTTGAAACACGAGTAGAAGCTACGCCGGGCTGACCGATTGTAGATCTTTGACGACTAGCTTGACCAACACGAACAGGAGCAATATCAGCCTGTTGTTCCCGTAAACGAGCTAAAGCAGTTTGTTTACCTACATTTAACGCAACAGCTGACTCACGTTTTGCAGCAAGTTGTTGTCGTTGCGTTTCAGCTTGAGCTTCACTAATTAACTGTTCTGTTTGTTGTCTTTCAGTTTCAAACTGAGCTTTTAAAGTCTCTTGTTCTGCTTGAACTGTTTCACGTTCACGAGCTAGTTGGGCTTCAATTGCTGATGCTTCTTCTTGCTGCCGTTGGATAATTGTTTGTTGTTCAGCTTGTAGTTCAGCTTGGATACGAGCTTGTTCTGCTGCTAAAGCTCTTGCTGCTTCTTCTGCAGCAATCTGTTGTTGTCGAATTTGTTCTTGTTGTCTTTGTGCTTCTAAAATACTTTGCTGTTCAATTGAATAAGCTTGCCAAGCTTGAGGAAAACCAAAACGTGGATCTGTTCTAGCAATTTTCCTATTGGTGGCCTCAACTCTTGCAATATCTTCCGCAGATGGTCGTGCAACGCCCTTCCCAACTGGTCTATTAGCTAGTTCAACGTAAGTTAAATAGCTTAGATATTGAGGAGTTGATGGCCAGTATTGCTCAAAAAATTGGTCTTCAGTAAGCGCCATTGCAATACACCAATAGTTTTAACTCAAGCGTAGCTTGGTAGATCAGAATTACTAGTCTCAAAGAACGCAGGCATCCGTGCTCGTTGAGTTTCGATCAAACCTTCTGCTTTGCCGGAGTACATCAGGCTGTCGCTTTGATCCAACCAAAACTGCTTATCTAGGTATTTGTCTTCCGACTTACCAAGAGGCTGCATTACCCAAGCAATGGTTGCCTTCCTGAGGCGATCCAAACTAGGACTAACAGTGAGACCAAGCTCACGACACACCAAACTGTTTGCGGCAACGTGTACTTGTTCATCGCGGCTAATGTCAGCGCTTACTGTGCGGAGACCAGGATCACCGTTAAAACGAAAGAACGGGAGCAATACAAAGAAAATTGCACGCTCGGCCACCATTGCTTTGAGGACCGGGTGATCACTATGTTCAATCCACGCCTGCCGTAGTCGGAGGGCTTCTTTTTCGGCTTCCTCATTAACGCCAAGTGCATTGGTGATGTATCCCAACGCAAGATCGTGGCGTTCCTCATCGGCAATGTTACTTTCAAGAAGCGCACGGGAGGCTTCAGGAATCTCTTTAGAGCAAGCTTCATTGATGAAATCTCCTACAGGAAGTTCCATATTCCGAAGGGCGAGAGCCCGGAAGATTGTCTCCTCCGAACCCTCCTTCAGTTTGCCAGCAGTCGATTGGATAGGAGTCCAAGTACGCTTACGATCAAGCAGTTTTTGATACGGGTTCATCACTCAGCACAGTCACATTGAGGTTCGGAATCTCCCTCCAACAAATTGGCAAGATAATCCTCAACATCTACATCGCTAATAGCGGCGTAGGCGTCTGATTTATCTTGAATGTCGGCCATTACTTGAAGAGAGTAATACAAACTCTTCAAGGGGGAGTTCAACCATCGTGACATAAATTGACGATCCATTGTTGTCATATCGGACCACCAATTCATAGAGATTGCGTGAGCCATTCCTGTGCTATCCATGAGCTTTTGCCACTCAGAATTAAGCTCAAAGAATGTGTCCCAACCAACCTCTTGAGCAGTTTCACACTTGGGATTGAACTTGTAGCTCTGCACACCAAGAGTGGCACTATCACGATCTACCTCACGACTAATCGGTGGTGAGATTTCAGGGGTTGTAGTAAACCCTTCACGATCCACATAGCGGTACGCACAAGACGCTGTAGGAGCCACAGTAAAGGCTCGTGACATCTTGTAGTCAGCAGCCACCTTAGAGGCCTCCATGAAGCCCGTGTAGAGGGCTTGAGCGATCTCTCCTGCTTTGTTATCAGCAGTGCCTATACCCAGATTCTTGCGGCGTAGCGCTGCAACAAAGTCGGCATACTTGACGCCTTCGATGGCAAGAAGGTTTGCAAGTCCAAGAACACCAAGACCTACTTGGTTATCTTTGCGGCTGTAGATACCAGATTCATCCACACCTGTTTGGAGGTAGAGATCACAAAGAAATTCCATACCTTCTTTAAAGGCTTTAGGAATGTCTTTGATTTCTGTAATACCCAAGTTGATGTGACTAAGGAGGCAGGTATCACGAGATTTCAGCAGGATTTCTTGACAGACATTGGAGTAAATACGTTCACCATTGGCGTCGTATTGTTTCTTAACAATCCAAACGTCGCCCTTACGAGCAGCGTTCATGATTGCGTTTAGTTTGTCTGGATAATCGATGATGTCAGGATCAACGTTGACACAGCGCTTGATCCAAGGAATACGAGCCCGATCGTAATTAACAAACTCCAGAATGTCAGGATGATCTGCGTCAAGATGAGCAACGATCGCACCATTACGGTACGTTCCACCACGACGAAGGATCTCATTGAATTTGGAGTAGATCTCCATGAACCCACAAGGACCTGAAGCAACCATTCCGTGGCTGTTCTCGGTACCTTTTGCACGAAGCTTCGACAGGTGAATAGCAACGCCTGCACCGTAACGAAGAGCTTTACTAGCAAATTGCCAAGAACCTTCAAGACCATCAGGGTCTTCATCCATCGTGTCTTCTACAACGAAGACAGTACAGGAAACAGGATACCTACGAGTCGGATTCTTGATCCAACTCTCCACTCGCCCCGTCATTGCGATCGCTGGGTTCAGTGCTTCCCTGAGTTTCATGGTTGTCGAGTCCGCGTTGAAGTGCATTAATTACAAAGTCGTTCCACTGATCGTTGTCAAGTTCATCCAGTGGTGCAAGTTCTGGGTGTTCCTCTGAATCCCAGTAAAACTGGATGACATCATTACCGTCATCACCTTCCTCGTACTCAGCTACGACATACTGCCAAGCTTGAGCAGGGATCTGATTAATAAGATCTTGGTAAGGTTTCATAGGTCTGAGAGATCGGCGGGCTTGTAGTTAGGTCCTTTCTGAACCTTTCCGTTGATTTTGGTGAAAGGAAATTTAGACCAGTTGGAAGTATAAACTCGTCCAAAAGCATCATCAGGGTCCACGCCAAGAAGATGTAGAAAGCCGTATGTGACCCAAATGAGATCGCAGGCTTCCTTGAG